CGGTTTCTTACATATATGTCTTGCTTTCCAAGAATCCTTTCGGATAAACGAGTATCCTTTTCTTCTTGCATTATTGCAGAATATTCCTCCCGGTGTACTCTTCTCTGACCAGCCTATCTCATTGTAAGCCTCTCTACTCATTACGAGTGCCTGTCCTGACGCTCGTGACCATAGTTCATACTCATCAAGCATACCTCGGAAGTACTTCCTGTGCTTCATCGGACTGCTCTTTCTCGGTGTAGATATTAGTTTTTTATCAAAATACTTCTCCAGTACCTCCACGCACTCATTCAACCAATTCGGAAAATAGATTATGTCATTATCTACAAATGCGATATAATCCGTCTCTACAAGTTCCGCTCCTTTATTCCTCGATGCTCCCACTCCCATATTAACATCCGGTTTGTAATATACATCTATATTCTGCATCCGTAGAAAGTCAGTCTGCTTCTCAAGGCCGTTATCTATTACGACGAGTAAATGTGGTCTCTTCGTATTCTCTTTTAACGACTTGAAGCTTGCCTTCATTTTTCTAAGCCTGTAGTCGTTATCACACCATGTTATCATCACTATAGATGTGTTAACATTGTTCATTTCTTGCCTCCGAATCCCATGTTGCATATTCCATGCCTGTGCTTTCTCGGTTTTGCTAATTTCCATACTTTCTTACATCCCGCCTTCTTCATAAGTTCTGTAATATAATTAGGCGTAAACACAGATTTATGCAAATCTATGAGTTTACTATATTCGTCATCACGAGCACAGTTAAACAGCCTCCAGTTAGCCCAGAGGTATGGATTATACCTATCATATTTAACAGGTACTTTCTCACCTGAGTTTGTAATAACTCCTTTCTCAGCTTTCAGTATCATTTCGCATATTTGTAAACCGTCTGGAACCCAGACTTCGAGTTGTCCACTCGGACTTGTTATCCTCACCCACTCTTTCAGTGTGCTTAGTGACTTCTCCCATGATATGTGTTCGAGCACATGACTTGCATATACTACGTGGAATGTGTCGTCGTCAAACGGAAGCGGTTCGGACGCATCGTATAGATAGTCTACGTTAACGGACGTATCTATTCCAAGGCGCTCAAATCCTCTTATACCGCCTTTTGCCGGTCCTATTTCAAGTCTTCGCTTCATTTTCACTTTCAATATCGAATGTCATGTCCCAGGGATCGTATTCAACAAAGCATCCCTTATATGGATCAGGCCTCATACAGCGTCTAGGGTTGCCTATCATACTTGCCGAAAGGCTGAATGTACTGTTTGATGCCAGTATATAGTCGCATCTTGTCAATGTGTAAAAATCCCAGAACGGGTTTGCTTTCTTACTACTCCATGAGAAGTACTTGTAGTCTGAAAAATTCGGCAGTACCGATTTATGGCTATCCGTAGATATGAATAAAGAGTATCTTTTAAGTCCGAGACTGTCAATTGCATCGTGATACCATGTGTATGGTGCGATGAAGAATTTATTACCTCTCTTTCTCAGTCGCAGGAAATCCCCAAGACGTACATGGATACACACTAACGGCCTGCCTTCACGCCTGTGCTCAATATTTCTTAGTATGTTTTTACTATATTCTGGTGCTGGCGTAAATATATCCTGTATGAACTCCTTATCAGGTGCATACCATGATGTTTCATAGAAGAAGTTCCCCTTTACATCTACGTTCTTACGTCCTATGACTTTAGAGTCCGAACTTCGATATACATTCTTCTCTACTATGCGCTTCAAATGTCTTAATTTATTACAATCGTTTAGATTATATATGTAAGTCCCTCTCCATACGGGAGTTACTACTTGTAAATTATTCCTCTTTCCGTATACACGCAGAAACATATACTGAAAGATTTGGTTTCCCCAGCGACCGACATCGCCAAGTCTTTTCATTTGTATAACGCCGTCATACATCCGTACCTCTTCTGCGATGGGTTCTTATTATGTCACCGAAGTTATCGAATACCCAGTTCGGACGATATTTAGTAACTAAATCTCTTACCTGCTGCATCGACGGATAGTTGTCGTAGAGTTCACCGAATTCATCAAAATATCGTACATCATCTATTAGTATAACATCCATTTCGTCATGCTGTAGAGCACACTCAAGTTCTGCTAATATAGGTGTATTTATCAGCCCACGCTCACGGGCTATCTGTTTCCCTGAGTGGTGCGCATCCAGCCAGAACAGTATAGGAGACTTTATCCCAGGCACTATGTATGGGAGGATGTCAGCACTGTCTCCGTTCCAACAGTGGATGTAGTCGAAGTTTCTATACCTATGGCTTGCCGCGTCAGCCCTGTCTTTATACACTTCGATAGTATGGATTTCTGAGAATAGCTTACTTCTTGCCATAGCTTTTACAGTGTCACCTTTATACGTACCTGTTTCGACAAATACACTGAGATTAAACTCTTCTGCATACTCGATAAGTATCCTTCGTTTATTAGACTCTTCTTTTGTCATAGTTAAATCCTTACATCTCCATTTCGAGACCATAGCCAATCATAGATATAATAGAGAATTAGTTTCGACTGTATATAAACGCCGGTCACAAGTGTCATGTGATATGGATTTCTTGTCACAGCATAGGTTATCAGTCCGAGGATTATATTGCCTAATACTATCTCATATGTAATGGCTTTCACGGCGTACTTTAATTTTGGCCTCATCTTTGATTCAGCCCATGCTCGCTCATGGAGATAGAATACTACAAGGAACGTAGCATGATGGATAAACGTAATAGCCGATACCTGAATCCAGCTTCTTGTAAATATCCACGTTATAGACGCAAGCCATATTACGCCTATAATCCTCCAGACAATGCTTTTACACATTGATTTCTTATGACTATCTTTCATTTATTTCCTTCTTAATATCTGTAGATGAATGCTGTGGAAAGTAGGGAATACGTATTATTCGCCCTCCCAAATCCTTCATTGTTTTAATCACATCGGGTTCCGCCGTGTGACTTGTGCTTTCCATAAGCACATCTGGTTTAATAAATTGTATATTAGACAGAGGAGAATACGTATCCTGTGCTACTACTAAATCTACATATTTGATACTCCTTGCAAGTTCTACACGTTCTTCAAACGACATAATCGGCTTTGGCTTCTTCTCCATTGTAGCTTCGTCTGTCAAAATACCTACGATAAGCCGTCCATCATCACCAGCAATAGCTTTTGCATTTCGGAGCATCTCAAGATGTCCTTTATGCACAATGTCAAGTACATAATATGAGTATACAATCATCTTTATATCCTGTACAGTTTACCGTGTTTGCATCTCGGATTAGGTGTCTTCCATATGTCACCTTTATAGTGATCTCGCAGGAACATCTCCCATTTCTCAGGTATTAGGAATTTAGTGCCGAGAAAGTCTATTTCTTCAAATCCTGTAAAGTAGTCGTGGGGTTCGACGAACCTGCTCCACCTCCACATGTCGTGTCCTCGTCTTGTATACGGTTCGTATGAAGCTAAATCAATCTCGGTATCCTCTCGCAGGAATTGAACCGTATTTCCTACAGGGTCTGTTCTTAGTACGTTAAATCCATTATCTATAAGTTCGAGAATAGCAGGCCATCTCTTCTCTGCGTCCGATTCAAATGATCCTAAATCTATATCTCTATCCCATTCGATAAAGTCACCGTCTCTTATAGCACGGAGTAGTGTGCCGTACATAAGCCAGAATTTTGCTTTGTGCTTGTCCATTATTTCTTTGAATAAGAGAAGACTCTCTCTGGCTCTCTTAATGTTAAGTCTTTGATGAGGAATCTTGCCGTGAGTTATGCAATCCTTCTCTCCATTAGTAAGTCTATGTGCTATAAAAGGTTCCACTTTACCTCCATTAGGTGTTTATTTTATTACGTTTGGTATTTGCTCTTATTGCCTGACATTCCGCCAATGCAGCAGTTGCTGCTAATTTATTATATCCTCTCTTCTCCCATCGCTTCCACAGGCTGCTGTCTCTCAGCATATGGTTGTAGTATGTACCAGCGACTACTATCGCTTTGCATCCGGATACAAGTTGTCTCAAGGCTAATATCCAGCACTCGATTCCAGGCTCCTCAGGATAGCATCCTGCAAGAAGCCAGCTTCTCTTTGTGAACAGACACTGTCCTGATGCGCCGAAGTTAGACATGCCTTTTCCGTTTTTCTTTATGAATGTATCAAAGTCGCATATGCCGTTTTTGTGCATATTGTAATGTGTCTTATTTCTCATACGACCTTTGCCGAAGTAGTGAATCTCTCCCGGTGCTGCTATATCCGCATTGTGCTCAATCATAGAGGCATGCAGAGTTGTTATCAGACCATCGGGTATGTAGTTATCGGCATCAAGGATGAATATAAGATCGGCAGAGGCTTTTTTTATTCCTTCGTTACGCGCTTTACCCGGTCCATAGTTTTTGTCAAGTTCTATTAGAGTAATTGTTCCTTCTTCGGCAAGTCTATGTAGAAGGGTAGATGTTCCATCGGTAGACCCGTCATTAATACATATAATCTCTGCTTCTTTATTGTTAACAGAGTTTATAGCCCTCTCGACTGTGCTTGAACAGTTGTAGCAGGCTATTATAACTGAATATTTAACACTCTGCTTTTCAGTCATCACCATTCACCACGAGATACTTGAAAGAGCCTGTCCATGAGAAGTTTCGGTTGAGTTCAGTTCCTACATCTCTACGTGGAACGCCGTATGACGGATGTCTCTTGCGGATGAATACAAGTCTTCCGTGGTCTTCCGTCATAAACCATCGGTGGTCTGCCCTTCCGAATAACATACAAGACCACATTGGAGGATAAGAGATTAGTCCCGCCTTGCCTACGCGTATAATCTCGGAACATGCCTTATCAGGGTCTATACAATGCTCAAGACTGTGATGACACCTCACATGGTCGAACATCTTATCACTAAAACATGATAAATCTTCAAGCGGTGCAACATGATAGTTTTCAGGTACTATATCACCTGGCTTTGGAACTATCACATCACAGTATGCACTGAAACCTTTTGCCGGTCGCCTGGGACCAATGCCAGAACCTGCATCGAGGCAGAGGCCAAGTTTAGGATGTCTCTTTAATTCTACTAATTTCTGATTCATAATTTGCTCTCCTGATTATCCTATTCGTCATCTTCCCACTCATACCAGTACTCACCCGGTATGAAAAATCCCACTACTGTAGATGGTGAGACATTATTATCCGAATGTACTAGGTCACTGTTGCATATCTCTGTAAAAGTGTAGCCGTTTCCACCTTTAATCTTGTCACATCTCATAAACTCTATGACATCTTTTATGGTTATTTCTTTGTTCATTTTTTGCTCTCCAATTTAAGTTTATGCTGAATCACTAAATCGTGCGTCACTCCACGTCTTCAATTCATCTCTCCCTATATGCTCGGCTTCCTGTCTATCCATTGCTCTGACTCTTGATATAACTCCTCTTCTTCCATATCTTCTGCTTCCGTATAACTCAGCGTCTATATCCGATTTAATTGCAAGTCCTTCTTTACCCGCACCTGATAACGGCAGAACAAGTTTCGCCGCAAGCTGGAGCACAAGAGCTTCAATAAACAGAGCATCCCAATTCGCCGGACTCTCTACCCACTTTATGTATTTCAAGTATACACTGGATTCGTCTATAAGCAGCCTGCTTCCTTCTAATTCATATGATACGTATGTCCTTCCTTCAGGTAAGTCACTTCCATCATATACTAATATATGTCGGAGAAAGTCAGACGGAAGATGGTACGCATAAGTCCACTGAAAGTCAGGATCGTCAGTATCTTGACTAAGCTGAACTCTTTCTCTTGCAAATCTCCACAGATGACTTCTCATCAATGCTTTCGCCGTCTGCTCATAGAATAGTCTACAGTATATCGCACCTTTATTAGTATCGCTCGAATCAGTGTAGTCGTTGATTCTTTGAGCACCTATTCGTGCAAGACTCATATTACATATACTTGTAGATGATTCAGCCATTTTCAATCTCAACTTTAATTATGGGAGGCCAGCATTAACCGACCTCCCCTTGGTTAACAATACACGATTTACGTATCGAGTGTCAGGTCGATCAACGCAGCACCATCAATGGCTCCCGTCATAACAACGAAACCCCACTGAACATCTGTTGCAGCGACAACGCCACATGCGCCTTCATCCCCTACGGTAGCAGGATGACCAACAGCATCACCCATAACTACAGTCTCGCCGTCATCGACGATACACGGAGCATATCCACCACGCTGTGCCCAGAAGTAATATCCGGACGTAACGTCTATAAGCGGAATACCCGTTGCAGTTCCTACAGGTGTCGTCGGGAAAGGCTCGACGTCCTTGTAAGCATTCTTCATCATGTAGATGACAGAATTCTCATCCCATGCTACACGAATAGGAGTTTCAAGCTGGACAGTCATCAACGTGTCGGTACTGGTAATCTTATTGGCAACAACTTTGTAGATATCGCCAATACATGTTGCAGTACCGCTTGTGTTAACAATCCATCCGCCTGCGTAATCATTCTCCGTCCATGTTCCGCCTGTAGTAACGTCGATAGTAATCTCAACATCTCCTACTTCAACGGAAGTTCCAGACGTAGACTGAGTCTCCGCATCGCAGTAAGCATAGTTCTCTGCGGCTGAAGTCATTAAGGCTTTACTCAGAGCTTCGCCAGCTTCAGCATAGCGAAAAACACGCCCATCGGGATATACTAATTTAGTCCCAAGTTTGTATTTCTGAGTAGAACTTTCCTCGTAAATCGACTGAATAGGTTCACCGTCGCCCGCGAAGATTATATCATCGGCGAAGACAGGCGGTGTTAACGTTAATACGCCTTCTCTACTTGTACCCATAATTCATCTCCTAAGACTAAGCTACCTTATTCAAGCACTCGTGCACCTTGTCACCATCCATACGTACTGCGCCGCCGTTCATACGACTATACACCTGAGTGATGTAAGATTTATCTGCTCTTTCATCAATCTTGGATTCGACGCCATATGAGCTTCCCCATATGATGCCGTCCTGTGCCCAGGCAATACTGCGGTATGCAGTCTCAGTAGCAGAGTCCTTGGTGATTCTTGTAGACCAGAAGAACTGGAATCCACTGAACCGCTCAATTTTACCCTCTGCAAGAGCTTTGACAGTATTATAGTCTGCCGAACCAATCTCTGTGACATTGAGAATATCCTCGACATCCTTAGGCGTAATCGCCCAGTAGAGAGGAATTTCCTCATCGACATCGGCATCATGAAAAAGCCTCAACATTACGAGGATTTTATCAAGTCCGAAGTCGGCTACACTGCCACCACCGGCAGCAGTAGCAAGCGTACCAAGGCTGGTCACAGTTCCGTCTCCATTGATAGATACTGACTCGTCTTTGAAAGCTACAGTACTTGTAGTCGGAGTATTTCCGGTAGCGGCGGTCCCAACAGCGGCGGCGATAATCAAATCGTCGGTTTTCCGTCCGAGAGCGCGTGCCTGGTTCTGGGCATACTGATTCTGAGGATTAATCAGCATTTTGACTTCATCCTGTTTATCAATATAGGAATTGGTGTGGAAATCTGACGGTGTAACCCATCTACGCGAATGCGGCTGCTCGTTGTTCGGAGTGTCGGGATGTCGCGTGGTGATCTCTTCTACTTCTGCCTCGCCCAGACGGTCGAAAGCCTTCGACTCACCGGCTACCTGCTCGTTTCTCACGCGTGAAGAGAATTTACTCTTCTGCTGCTGAGAAAGCGAGTAGATCATGGCTTGGTACTGATTGACAAATGCAACATCAATTGTACTTGGTAAAGACATTTTGCACCTTTGACTTTGGTGTTAGTATTTAATCGGCATAGATAGTCTTGAACACCAAGGTCTGATGCCTTCGCTTTACACCCGATTGGTGGCGGGTTACGTCAGTCCGTCGAACTCTGACAGCATTTTCAGGATTGACGTAATAGTCCGCATTTATTTTTCGTTAGTAACTTCGTATAGTTGTTTGTTTAAGTCTCTTAATTCTTCTGTAATCTGTGCTCGCTGTTCTTTTGTCATATCGCTGTTAATCTGTAGATATCCAGGTGTTGCTTTCAATTCTGTTATGCGTTTCTGAACTTCGTTAGGTGTTCTCTGGGTTAGTTTTCCGATTAGAGTAGTGTGTTCAGCCATTCGAGAACCGACGAGGGATGCAAATCTGATAAAGTCTACGTCATTGCCGAACTTTTCAAGAAACTGCATTTTCTGTTCTTCGACCGGAAAGGCTTCAGCTATCAGACGGTTTGCAACGTGCATTCTCTCATCATATGCAGCACCGAGTTCTGCTCGTAAACTCTTTTCGGCGTCAGCTCTTGCTTTCTGCTCCATAGAGATTTGTGATTGAATCAGATTCTGCGTCTGTTCTACTTCATCTTTCAGGTATTCGTCAAACTGTTTTTGAGTAGCTCCTATTCTGAATGCAATTTCTTTCGCCCTGCTGAGTTTGTCATCTGTGAATATCTCAGACAGGTCTTCCGGAATCTCAGGTATAGTATAGTCCTCTTTAGTGCTTGGTCTGCCTATTCTACTGTAGAATTCATTCCACTCGGCCTCATCACTCTTATCACTCGGTATGGCAACCTTGTCTTTGCCTACCATCTTCTTGTGATTCACCAACTGCTTCATAGCATTATTGAAGTCGGTTACAGTATCGAGTGACTTTTCATTCTTGATTTCGTCCGGAAGCATATCCCTCCAGTTTTCGACGAATGTGCCGTCCGGTTTGACAGGACTGACAGGGCTGGTCAGAAGTGTATCCTTGTCAGCCTGCTGAGTCTGAGTCTGCTTACTGTCGGAATTTGACAGTATTGTGTCAGTTTGTGCAGAGTCCGTATTCTGTGCGGAGTCTTGTGTGGTGTCTGTCTGCATAGTCTGGTCTGCCGTGTCTGTACTTACATCTGTACTTGTATCTGTTTCCATGTCTGTACTCTCCTAATTAAATGATTTCATTCTTCATTCGGTTAACTGCTTTTGACGGCTGTTCTTCATTCGGGTTTCTGCCTATCATCTCATATATATACTTCACTACATTACTCTGACCTTCGAGGACAAGTAACATATTTACATCTACAGTAGCCCCGTTGAGGCCTTTCCTTATTAATGGTGCTCTCTTACATAAGTCTTCAAGTACGAGTTTTCCTTCCGGCGACTCGAATGTGTTCTTATACGCTAATACTAAGTTTCTATTCCATCTTAGGGCCATATTTACTTCCTCTTCTTTCCCTTACCTTTAGGCTTCCAACCACTCTTAATCGCGTGCACTTAACGCTCGAAGTTCGCCCTTGCCAGAGCCGTCACTCATCTTTATTCTATTACCGCTGAGTTTCATTTCTCTCTGTATCCTCTCTTTGCTTTGTCTTTACTCATAGGCGCTCTTGGATTCTGAGGTATCTTCGCTTTAGTTTCCCATCCATCTTCTAAAAATGGCAACTCATTCTCAGTACAGAAGGCCGATAATGCCATATGGACATCACCACCGTGATAGCCTCCGCCAATCATATATGTACGGGGTTGATCGGCAAGCCATTTGAAGAAACAATATAGTGCCTCTGTATTATTCATACTACTCTTCACCCTCTGAAAGAGGACTTCCAGGTTCGGGAGCTTTCGTCACCTTGCCGTAACTCTCCGCAGCTTGAGCGGCTAACTGTGCCTGCTCCATCTCCTGTTGTTTCTGCTGTCTCATCTCTCTAATCTCTTGTACATCACTCATCGGCCTTATATGATCCGCTTTAACGCCAAACGACTTACCCAAATCCCTGCTCCACTTGTCACTATCGACGTTATCCGTAACATTAGGAAATATCTGCCTTGCCTCACCAAGTGCCGCAACCCAGTACTGACCTCCTTTAGCCTGCTGGTCTCTCAATGCAAGTGCGAGAGGATTTACAAACTCAATCTTCATCGGCACGCCGCGTAGAGATTGTGGAGGCTGCTGAACTCTGCCATTCCTCACAAGAAGTCTTATAGTTCTGATTACTATCGGTGCGAGTAACTCACTGAAGAGTCTTCCAAATGGTCGTGACTGTTTTTTAAGTCCTTCACTCAGCCTCTCAACAATCTCCATCTGATTACGTCTATCACCTTTTAGCGGTGTAATCGGCTCGAAAGCACTTCGCAGAAATCCTTCTCTCACACCCTCTCTATAATATTCGAGTATATCCTTTGTAACTGGATATGCTCCGGAAGCACCCATATCTATAGGCTTGATAGAGTCAACTTGAGATACATAGTTAAGTGCTCCTGGCGTCACATCTACCGTACCGTCAAAAGACTCTAAAACTTCCTTAGGCGGATTGACCCATTTATTAGACATCTCATCGTAGTCTTTGGCTCTCCTGTTAAGCTGTCTAACTTTGGGAAGCATCATAGTGCCTCTTCCCCTGCCATATGTCTCCCCGTATATAACCTGATACCTCGGTACTGCAAAGGAGAACTCATCGAATCCACCCTCTTCGACTAACTTCTCATCCTTCTCCTGTATGAATATTGACTGGAATGGCGCGGCTATACTGCTTCTCAGATTCGGATTCGGATCATATTCTTTCCTCGGTGCTATATAATGAATGATATTAAATACATTATGCCTTGATTCGGGTTTTCCATATGCTTCTATTACAGACTTTCCTACTATCTCTTCTTTGAATCCAAACTTTTCTATAATCTGTGCGGCAGTCATGGGACATGTGATAATTATCGTATCTATATTCCCCGCTTCGTTTTCTATACATTGATAACTGCCTATTGCATAGTCTCTGTAGTTCAATCCGAGTTTGGTAGTCCAGTCACTGTATATCGCACCTGTACCGAAGACAAACCAGTAATGTACTGTGTTTGATATCTGTGCGATGAAATTCGAGTTGAATATATTCTCATGTACCTGTTCTACCAGATAGGGAAGGTATTCACTTACCTCCTCATCATCATCCAGGTAATGAGGTGTTGATACATTCCAGAATCTTTGACCTGGCGGAAACAACGACGAGACTATATTGGAAGATGTATTCTCCGCTTCTTCCAGTCCTGTCGTGTCGAATAGATGTGTCATTAAATCAGTCCCAGCAAATACAGTGCTTGTAATTCCGTGTGTCTGCGGAAATATTAAATCTGCCGTACTCTGCCATAGACTGCGGAAATTATTCTGCCTCGCCTTTTCTCTATCACGCAGAGCTATTAGTTCTTTAGCTTTATTCGTATATGGCTGTGTAATATCTTTAGCTTCTTCCGCCATTTCTATTTATCCCAGCAAAGTTCTTTTCCCTGTGTCCATCGGTTCCAAGGCACCTGTAAGAATTGTTCCGGCCCTTCCACGCCTTTTCCTCATAAACCTTACTATATCATCTGGTTCTTCCACTTCTGGTATAGGCTGTGCTTCCGGCACAGGCAACGCTGTCTTGGGCATTTTCGGCGTTTTGAATAATGAACTCATGTTAAGTCCTCATACTAATACAGTTAAGACTGCTGAATCTTTTTTCTGCGTTTGCTTTTCGGTCTGTTTGCTTCATCCTCAACAATTTTGGTCACGTATGAACCTCCAATTCTACTTGAGCCTGCGCCTTCTGTACCGCCTGCTGGCGGACCTGGAGGAGTGAACGAGCTTCGATTTTCTCTCCACGACCTGTTAGCCAACCTAATTCCATAAACGGGTTTTCCGTTTCTTTCTCCTAAATACCTACCAGGCATAAATGTAGAACTCATAACTCTTCATCCTGTCTAATTTCATATACATAACTTGTTTCAAAGTGTTTTGCTCCCGTCTTCTCCAAAAACCTGCATATCGAGTCGTGTC